GGGTAGGTGTCGGATTCGGGCTCATCCTCGGTGGCCGGCGGGTGGCGATCCTCGGGCGGCTCCTTGGGCGGCTTCGCACTCATGGCCCAGGCCACAGCCTCGTAGTGGATCGCGTTGACCCGGTTGGTCCAGCCTCGCTTGAAGGTGGACCAGTGGCCCAGCCGGCGAAGGAAGGCCATCCGACGATCACGCAGGCCATTGATGATGGCCACGGCCCCGTGCTTGACGTGGTAGTGGGTGACCGCCTCGGCGGTGACCGGACCGAAGAGGCCATCCACGCCACGCGGTCCCTTCAGGCCCACAACGCGCTGCAATTCCTTGATGGCCCGTGATGGCCCCGAATTGACCGCATAGTCGAAGACGAACAGGTCAACGCCAGCCGGGAGCTGATCGGCCTTGACCAAGTCCCAATAGCCCCGGCGGTAGATGACCGCGAGTTCGGATTGGGAGATGTTGCGCAGATCGGTGACAGTCTTGTGCTGCCCGAAGAAGCGGCGGTAGGTTGTTAGGGTGACGCCTTTCATGGTGGCACCGCCGGGGTCATTGGGATGGTTGGCGAAGCCCCCTTCCCACTTCAGGACGTGCTCGAGGGCCAGGTTGAACGTGGTATTCATCAGGTCTCCTGTCAGAAGAGGATGGTCCCACGAATGGGACCGTTGAGTCAAGCCAGATCAGGCAGCGTCTTTGGCTGGGCGCCCTCGGGGCCGCCGGCAGTTGTTCTCGGCCCGCAGCTTGTAGATGCGCGTCAGGCTGATCGGGAAGTAGTAAGGCTCAGCGGCGACGATGTCCTTGACCTCTTGCGCGGTCTTGCTGTTATCCAAGAGGACCTTCAGGACGTCATTGGGAACGATGTGCGGGGTGCGAATTTTGGTCATGAATTACTCCGAATAGGGGGTGTTGAGGGTGAGTGGGGCGATGCCGGTCCATTGGGGATCATCGTGGTCGGCCCGTTCCCAGGCGACCATGAAGATGACGTCCGACATCAGGTTGAGATAGGGGGCGTATTTCCGACCCCGTTCGGCTTTCCAGGCGGACCGTTCGGCCCGGCGAATGATAGACCGAGCCTGCATCTCTGGGGCCGTATTCGGGGTGGGGACCAGGAAGCCCTCGAGAGGAACCGGGTCACGCGGCTGATCCAGCCATTCGCGGGCCTGTTCGTCCCAACCATCGAGCCAGTTGTGGGCCAAGAGCTGAGTATCGGGATCGGTGCTGTGGATGGCGGCCCCGATCACGAACAGAGTCTCTTGGGCCATCCGGCACTGTGCATGCAGGCAATAGCCAAGCGCCGCGCAGGCTTCGTCCAGATCACCGATGAGCTGAATGATGTACTCATGCTTGGCAATGCGGTGGCCTGACAGGTCGGTTGCTCCTCCCGAGCCGGTCCCGGTGTGGACCTTGGTGATCACTTTGGTCGGCTTGCGCTTGGTGGGCATTAGGCGGCCTCCGGGTCCGGGGTGGGCTGTGGATTGGTCTTCTTGGACACAGTCCTGCGCTTGGCGGGCTTGGGCTTGGGCTGCTCTGGAACGGGTGCAGGCACAGCATCGGTGTCGTCAGGCTCGTCCGGAATCTTCACGATCGACAGGACCTTGGTGGTCGCCGGGGCCATGATGTGGGCGCTATGTGACACCGGGTAGCGGTAGGTCTGCGGGTGGCGATCATAGATAGCCGCTCGGGCCTCTTTGGCGCTTTCGGCGGTCACAGTCGCCTGCATTGGGACCGTCCAGGTGACTTCGTATTGGGGCATGGGAACTCCTAGGGGCCATCACAGCCCCACTTGTGAGAAGATCAGCGCACAGGACACATGCCCGATGCGCATTCATCATCTTCCAGCTCGGCGAAGCCAGTGGCCTTGTCGAGATCGAAGGATTTCAGCCGGCTGACATACTCGTCATAACGGCTCTTGGTGACCACTTCCTGTGGCAGGTAGGGGTAGCCGAGATCGGCTGCGGTCTTGGTGGGATCATTGCGGTAGATGAAGCTGACGCCGACATAGCTGTCCCAGTTGTCGTAAATCCAGTTGACGATGTCGGGGACTTCATCGGGGCTGTAGGAGACCGTGATCGAGCAATTATGATCGACGTAGTTCTCCATCAGCAGCTTGTACCGCTCGAGCTGATCGACGGCCGACTCCAGGTTGACGTACAGGGTCTCCCCATCGCGCTCGACCTCGTCGAAGGGCACATCTTCATAGGCCACGGGCATGCAGACCAGCGTGCTGTCCTCACTGAACGGCTTGGCCATCATGTCGTAGCCGGCTTCCTGGAGGATGCCGATTAGCGGGTCGTGGTTGCTGAGGGTGATCCAGTTGAAGATGTAGCGGCCAAGGGGCTTATGAGCGCCTTCCGTGGTGTCCATCAGCTTGCTCAAGGTCCCGGACGGCTTGATGGTGGTGACCAGCTTGGACCTCGGTAGTCCCAGCTCGTCGGCCATACTGTGGGCACCTTCGCGAGCCTTGGCAGCAATCTCCTGAAAGCACTCGGGGCAGTTTGCATCCTCCCAGCCCGTGATGCCCGTGATGCCAACACCAGTGAGCCGAAGGAACTGATTCAGCTCATGCCAGGTGTCTTGGAGGATGCCGTCCTTCAGGTCCACGCAGGTCTGTCGGTAGTTAGCCCGGCCCATCAGGTACATCGCGTCCAGAAGGGCTTCGTAACGGCCGTTAAAGGCTTGAAGGTTTACCTCAACAAGGTTACAGAAGTTCTTGTTTCCCAAGAGGATTTCGGCGCAAGGGTTGACCCCCTGGAACCAGGGCGCGCGCATGCGAGCCTGTTCACCGTTGATGAAGCCGGGCTCGGACCCACCCCCTTCCTCGATCAGATCGAAGATGCCTCGCAACTCCAAGCGGCTGGGGCGCTGCCAGAAGACCAGCGAGTTGTTGGATTGCTCCCGTTGTGGATTGCCCTCCCAGTAGCTCTTCTTCCGCAAGGCGAATTGTTGTGCATCCGGTTCATCCGAATCGCACAGCAGAATCTCCGCTGATCGGCGGCTACTCAGGGTGGTCCCCAGCCAGTTGATGATGTCGTTGATGTCCTCCTTCGTGAGAAGTTGCCCGGCCCGCCGGTTCAGAATCTCAGCAATGGCGACCATGGCCGGCCGGAACGTCACATCACCGGAGCTGATCCAACCATAGCCGGACAGCCGGATACCTGCCGGCCGGATGTCGCCGAAGTCCAACAAGATTTGGTCCACCGGGTCCTTCATGGCCAGCAGCTTGCCGACTGACTTGGACCATGCTTCGGCTGAGTCCCCAATCGACAGCTTCCAGACTCGCGAGCCGGAGTGGTCGATATAGGTGTAGTCCAGGTTCTCCTCTTCACCCCTAATACCAGCATCCCATTCTTCCCGCGTGATGCAAGCCTTGAGGGTCTTAATCTCGACAGGCTTGGCAAAGCCATTCAGGATGCCTGCTTCGGCCTTCCCGCCGACGCCACACCCCTGAAGCAGAAGCCAGAAGGCGTCCACCACATCGTGGATGGTGGCGATCTTCTCGAAGGAACAGTTGAACTGGCTGGCTTCCCGTGTCTGTGCAACACGGGTACCGCCAAGCCACCGAGTACGGCCGGAGACCGACGCTGATCGGTCTTTGTGGAGCCGTCCGAGCTTGGACAACTCATGCTTCTCTTGCTGGTTGAGTGGTTCCCCTTTGGCCCGCTCCCACAACCATTGCTGGTGGTTCAGGATGCGATCCACCGCTTGCTCCGTGGTCTCGAAGACGGTCCCATCAGCATCGAGTGGGCGCTGATAGGTTCGCCGCTCAACCACCTTGGATCGGGCCGATTGTTCGCGTTGACTCATTACACCTCACCCCCGAAAAGGATGTTCTCGATGTCCGGCGCCCTGTAATTGGGGCCTTTCATGACCTTGCCGGTCTTGGGATGTCGGATGGGGTTCCCCGCATCGTCCACCTTGCTCATGTTGGAATCGTGAACGGCCTTAAAGACGCTCAACGAGACCTCGGGCCGGTCCAGGCCCTGTTGGTCGATGATGAACATGGTCTTCATGGCACGATCCAGAATGGCACCCTGTTCCCCGGTCAGGGGTTCGGTCTGGGCCTTCTTCTCCAGGGCCATCCGGGCTCCTGCCAGGACATAGAGAAGATCACACGCCTCTTTGCAGTAATGCGAGTACGCCTCGATGACCTCGTCGGTCTCCTCATCGACCAGGCTCAGCCAGAAGTCAAAGTCCTTCGGCGGATCAAACTTATCGAAGAACTCACCGAGCTTGGCTTCGGCAAATTGGGTCAGGTATGGACGTGGCATAGGGGGCCTCACAGTGGGTAATAGGTGGGATGGTCGGGGACCGGCAGCGGCTTGACCTGATGGTTGCAGGACGGACAGAACACGTCATCGTCTTCAAGCCATGAGCGACACTCAGGGCAGTAGATCGGATCGTGGGTGCTCTCCTTCTCCAGCCGCTCCACCTCATACTCAAGGTAGTGGATGGCCTTCTTCAGGTCCTCGATGCGATCGTTCTTGTCCCGGCAGATGTACTTGATGGCATTGCCGGTCCAATAGTTGAGCCCGAAGGTCTCAATGACATCCCAGGGCTGAAGGGCCTTGCCCTTGTAATGGGTGCCGCCTACTTGGCGGTCTTTGGCACTGGTAGTCATGCGGCCTCCTCAAAGAACAGGTCATTGACCGTGGTGTGATGAAAACCGGCCGCCAAGAGCAATGGGATCAGGACCTCATCGCGCAGGTCCCAGATGGTCTCAATCGGCGACATCCGCTTGGCTTGAACGGTGTACGTCCCGTGCGCGGTTTCGAGTGTGGCTTTGGTGCCATCGAACGTTGATGAGTTGGGGGTATCGGCTAACAAGGTAATGGACCTCATTGATGTTCAACAGGTTGATGGGTGGAACAGGGACGCCTTGGCTAGTCATCAGCCTCGAATAGTCCATCGTAATCCTCACTTGTGAGATCGTGTGGGTACAGTGAGTCGGTCTTGTGGTCATAGTGGTACCCCAGGGTCGAGCCCACTCTGGAGCCGTTCAGGCGCAGCTTGAGGATGCGAAGGGTGGTCACCAGGCGCTCCTCGGGGTCCTCGGCGACCGTATTACGCTCCAGACCGAAGGCCCCGTCGATCCAGGCCCCGAGCTTTCTGGAGCCATAGAAGTGCCGTAGGGCCACATGGGCGCCTTCCTCATGGCTCCCATTGGACGGTGAGGCCAGATGACTGGCCACCAGGATCGTGATCTTCAGCTCGGCCGCCAGGGACTTCAGGGCCTTGACGATCTCTTCCACGGACTCACGAATGCGCTCCTCGTCAGTGAGCTGGCTCATGTTGTCCAGGTAGAAGACCCGGACACCCTGATGGGCCAGGTAACGCATCAGATCGAGCACGACATCAATGTCGGCCGCACCGAAGCTGTCATAGGTGTGGAAGCGGTCGGAGAAGTCCTTGACCGTAGACCACAGCCGTTCCTTATCGGAGCGATGGCCCGGCAGGTGGTAGATGGTTCCATCCATGATGCCGGCGATCCGCTGGTACAACTCGGCGGTGTCGGTCTCCAGAAAGAAGCCACCGACAGACAGCTCGAGATCATTCAGGTCAAAGGCGAGCTGTCGAGCCAACCAGGCAGTTTTTCCAATGCCAGTCCCGGCACCAACCACGAAGACCTGTCCCTTGTCCGGGGGCCGGCCGAAGGTCAGATCGGTGAGTCGGCTATCGAACCAGGGCAGCCCTGTCTCGACATCCTCCAGAATGCGATCCTTGATCTGGTCGGCCGAGACAATCCCATCGGGACGCCAAGGCTTGGACTCCCAAATGGCCTTCTTGATCAGATCGGCTCTACCGGCCCTCAGCGCCTCGTTGGCGTCCTTGAAGCCCTCAATGGACCCGATGTATGCCTTACCGACCGGAAGGGCCTCAGCGGCCTTCTCAGCGGCCTCTCGGCCCACTTCATCGTCATCGAACAGCAGAATGATCTGCTCGAAGGAGTTGAGCCACTGGATGTTGTTGCCCAGGTCCTTCTTGGCCCGCTGGACACCATTGGGGATGGATACGGTCGGCCACTTGTTCTGCTGTGATTGGCTGACCGAGAGGGCATCCAGCTCGCCCTCGGTGACCACGACCATCTTGCCACCACCACGCCACAGTCGCTGTCCGAATAGCTCGACGCCGGCCGAGTTGCCGAGCCATCGAAACTTCTTCCCCCGGCCGCGCAGGTGTTGAGCGACCAGGCGGCCATCCTTGTAGTAGGGGGCCACATGCCACTTCTCATCGGCCGAATAGCGGTAGCCAAACTTCTCGGCGGTCTCGGCGGTGATGCCTCGCGTCGAGATGGGCTGATCGACCTCAATCGGGTCCCAAGGTTTCTCGTCCACTTGTGTCCTCCGCTTGGTGGGTGCTGCGTTGGAATCGGCCCAGCTCGTGCCACAGGAGAAGCAGCTCCACCAGCCCCGATCGTTGAGGCTGGCTGCATCACTGCTTCCGCACTTGGCACAGGGTTGGTGCTGTAGGACCCAAGTGGATTCGGTCATTGCTTCTCCCACTTCTCCCAGTTGATGATGAACTCCCGGCACAGCTTGGAACGGACAATCTCGTCCTTGGTGAACTCGATGATGGGCACTTCCATGCCATTCTCTCGGATGATCTCCAACAGGACACTCAGGCCAGAGGCACCACGAAGGTCCGATTGCAGCACATCGCCATTGACCACGGCCCGGCTGCTTTCACCGATGCGGGTCACGAACATCTTCATCTGTGCGGGTGAGGTGTTTTGGGCCTCATCCAGTAGAATGAAGGCATCCCGGAAGGACCGGCCGCGCATGGTCTCGAATGGGACCATCTCGATCTTCCCCCGGCGGATGGCCAGATCGACCTCATTCGGACCCATGCGGTCCTTCAGGATCGACAGTTGCTCGGCGAACCACTCGGACATCTTCTCGATCATGGTGCCGGGACGAAAACCGATCGGGCGCCCACTGGCCTCATTGGGCCTGGTGAGGATGATCTTGTCCACACCGCCATTGAACGTGCCATCAATGAGGAGATCGGCGGCCATGGTGGTCGGCACATAGGTCTTGCCGGTGCCGGCATAGCCCGTGGTGACCACCATGGGTGAGTCCAGCTCGATGGCCGACATCAGCAGGGCTTGCCCATCTGAATAGGGGACGATCTGCTCCCGATGCCGTGGGTGCTGTTCAAGAAACTTGGTCTTCTTCATTCGCTTGGACATTGGGGATACTGACTCCCGTATGGGTTTCGATGGCCTCCCAGGTCACTGGGAAACGCTTGGCGACTTCGGGCACGATGAACTGCTGGACCCACTCACGGGTTTCAGTCTGGGCAGTCGGATGGGATCGCTCGCGGATCAGGTGGAGCCAGGCCAATAGGCTGCCGGTCCAGGTCCAATACACGTACATGGACTGGGGGAGGACCGCTCGGGCTTGCTCTGGTGTCACATCGTTCTGCAACAACTGCTGGTACAGCTCCAAAGCGCCCTGGTTGTGGTCCTCGATGACCATGGTGAGGAAGTCGCTGGCGCCCTTGTGCATCGGGGCTCCAGTGCCCTGCTTGGCATTCTCTGGGGCCAGGCGCAGCCGATCAGGGGACCAGAACTGCATCCTGTCGGTCTTGTACCGGCGAGAGACTTCAGACCACGAGAGGCCCACTTGATGCTTGCCCAACTGACGAGCGACAAACACCGGGGCTTCGCAAGAGAAGCTGAGCTGTGGATGGCGAAACGGCAAGAAATGCCCCTCGCGAATCAGGAAGTAGATCAGGCGAGCATCGGACTCCTGAAACTCCCTGTGCTCGGTATCGAACGAACGTCGAGCTGCGTTGGCGATGGACAGGTCCGAACCGCATGTTAAGTCCTCATTGATCCAGGCTTTCATTCTCCCAAGTCCTCTTTCAGTTGTTCGGCTGCTTCTAGCATGGCCTGCTTCTCTTC